GGGCAGACAAGACCAAAATGAAAGATTAAGAAGATATGAAAGACAACATCAAAAATGGTTGAGAGGTAGACATGAGTAATTATCGTTGGTGTCATGGTCCGAAATGCCATGAGAATAAAACACAGGACAGGATAAGAGGTGTTAAAGGTTCTAAGGTTTTAAGAACCAGAAAGATTGCAGAAACTCATTGGAATAGAAATAATGTCTGGTCCCATTTTTGTAGTCAAGGTTGTTGGAATGATTTTATGCATGAACATTGGGCTGAGTTTATTTTATTATATCCAAGGACCGAGTGCCTTGAAACACCAATAGAAGTAGAGGTAGAAACTAGGACCGATTACTTTGGCAATCCATATAAACAAAAAGCAATAAGAGAAGTTGACAATGCTTGACTTATCCTATATTATCCAAGATATGACTACAGACATAAATACAAAAGCATCTGAGTTTAAAATCATTGAGGACTCAAAAGATGAGCCAAGTTTAAAAGAGGCTCAAGAGTTCGTAGGTGGTTACGTTGAGGGAATTACTTTTCCTAATGGTGACTATCTTATAATTAATGAAGAGGGCAAGTTAATTAACCTACCTTTAAACCCAGAGGCTACAACATTATGGAGAGCAACGTTCGACAACGATAACTTTGTTACAGGTCGTAAAGACTTTGTTGTTGGTCCTGCAATCCTAATAAAAAAAGACGCCCTAAAAATCTGGGCATCCTAACTCTCTACCCCTGGCCCTAACGGGCCAGGGGTTACCTAATAGAGGTACCAAGCCAATTCCAAAATCCGAAATCTTTTTAATTATTAATTAGTACATGTAACAGGGGTCCCACAGGGTACGTATATATGTCAAGTTTTGTATGGTCAAACCCTTCAAAATCATTATAAAGTTAAAAATAACATGTAAAAAATTTTACAAAAAATTTTTCAAATGCAAATAGATTTAGATAAAATAAATAAATTACCACCTGACGTCAGAGATAGATTTAAAAAAATCTTAGTTAAATACAAAGAAGAAGATAAAAAAGAACTTGCACAAAATGACTTTCTTGCATTTACTAAAACTATCTGGCCTGAATTTATTGAAGGTGCACATCATAAAACAATTGCAGATAAATTTAATAAGCTAGCATCGGGTGAAATAAAAAGATTAATTGTGAATATGCCACCAAGACATACAAAGTCTGAGTTTGCATCTACACTATTACCAGCTTGGATGATTGGGAAGAATCCAAAGCTAAAGATTATACAGACAACCCACACAGGAGAACTTGCAGTGCGTTTTGGTCGTAAAGCTAAAACACTAATTGACTCTCCAGAATATCAACAGATATTTAAAACAAGACTAAGAGAAGACAGCCAGGCCGCCGGTCGCTGGGAAACTGCTCAAGGTGGCGAGTATTTTGCTGCTGGTGTCGGTGGAGCAATCACAGGTCGTGGTGCTGATCTTTTAATTATTGATGACCCACACTCGGAACAAGACGCTATGAACATGTCTGCATTAGAAAGAGCTTACGAGTGGTACACATCTGGTCCACGTCAACGTTTACAACCAGGCGGTAAAATTGTTTGTGTTATGACACGTTGGAATGTAAAAGACCTTACAGGAATTCTCATAAAGAACCAAACGGAACCCAAATCGGATCAATGGGACTTGGTAGAGTTTCCGGCAATAATGCCGAGTGGTAACCCTGTATGGCCGGAGTACTGGAAGCTTGATGAACTGGAATCAGTTAAAGCATCGTTATCACTTGGTAAATGGAATGCACAGTGGATGCAAAATCCAACCTCTGAAGAAGGTGCAATTTTAAAAAGAGAGTGGTGGAAAGATTGGGATAAAGATTACATACCATCATTAGATCATGTGATACAATCATATGATACAGCATTCATGAAAAAGGAGACAGCTGACTACTCTGCTATTACTACGTGGGGTATCTTTCGTGAGACAGAAGAAGGACCACCACAGTTAATATTATTAGATGCAGTCAAAGATAGATTAGAGTTTCCAGAACTTAGAAGACTTGCAAAAGAACAATATGATTACTGGCAACCAGAAACTGTATTGATTGAGTCTAAAGCATCAGGATTACCACTGACTTATGAGTTAAGAAATATGGGTATACCGGTTGTTAACTACACACCGAGTCGTGGTAATGATAAACATACTCGTGTTAATTCTGTTGCACCTCTGTTTGAATCTGGTAATATATGGGCTCCTTTAAGTAAACAGTTCGCTCAAGAGGTTGTTGAAGAGTGTGCTGCGTTTCCATATGGAGACCATGATGACTTGGTTGACAGTACAACTCAAGCTGTTATGAGATTTAGACAAGGTGGTTTAATAGGACACCCTGAAGATTATAAGGATGAAAAGCTACCTAAAAAACAGTATAAATATTATTGGTAAAAAATTATGGGTGCAATTGCAAGATTTTTAATAGCTTTGGAAAGACTCGCTAGAAGACAGGGTCTTAAAATAGAAGATGCTTATAAGTTTGCTAAACAAGAGTTTGGTGAAATAACTCCACTACTTAGAAAACAAATTCAAAATGTTTTTGAAAAAATAAAAAAACCAGTGGTTGGTAAACCTGGTAAGAAAGAAGGTGCAGTTATTCCTATGGTTAAAGAAGGTGCAAAGAAAGCTGAGGGTATTGAAACTCTTGAAGATAGCAGTCCATTAATGGATAGACTTGATAAAAAAATTGAAGAAATGAGACTTTCAGATGATGACCCTATGGGTGACCTCGAACAAATTTTAAATCCAAGAAGACCCGGTGGATCCTTGGACCCTGCGATCGGAATTACGAGAGCACTCGCTAGAAGAATTTTAGATAAAAAAGGAATTGAGATTGGTAAAAAAGATCCAATAGATGTGTTTACAGATACTTTTGGTGAAGCAATTACAGATGTAAAAAATCTTGCAGATGAAATGGTAGAAGCAGATGAAATAGGTCGTAACTTAAAATCACCAGATGAACTTTTAGAAATAGAAGGTTTGTTTGATATTGAGATACCTACTAATCCACAAAGAGGATTAACAGATGATGAGATGATAGAGATGTTAGAAAAAGATTTAAAAGAAAAAGAAACACTAGAAGACTTTGATCCAACATTTAGAAAACCAAATGCAACAGGTGGATTAACAAGAACAAGTTATGCTATGGGTAAAGGTCCAGTATTACCAAGCGATGAAGATCCAATAAATCCTTTTGGTCCAAAACCTACAGGCCCCGTGTTGCCTGACAAAAGTATGATAGCATCATACGGTTATGATGATGCAATGGGAGAAAGTTTTGCAGAATTTTTACGTCTTAAAAAAATAGGAGAGATACCTATGGACATGGAATTTGATGAGTATCTAGATCAATTAGATATAGACATTCCTTATGGTAAAAAACAAAAACAAGCTCCATCAATTAAATTAGCTAGTAGCAGGGTTCAAGCGGCAAGCGGCGGGCTAGCTGATATATTAAAGGTATAATGAAGATACACGAATACAACGAGATGATGGCGTATCTGATGCGGCCAGAACCAAAGATGCAACAAGCTAAACTTGTAGATGATTTAGAACCTGGTTCATTAAAAGATGAATTACTAAAAGACTTTGACCCGTCGCAAGAAACTTACGAAGAATATTTAAGAAGAAAATCTTTAGATAGAGAAACTCTTTCAGAAGGTGGTGGACAAGCGTTTAGATTAAAAAAACTTCAAGAAGTTTATAATATTTTTGGCAAACAAAAATTAGATGAAGCAGCAAGGGTTTTAGGTTTTAAAGATTTTGCATCGTTACAGGGAGAAAAATTTGCAAATACTAGAAGAAAAATTTTTAAAGAGCTTAAACAATATGGTGAGGTTCTTCCTAGATATGAAGCTGATGTAAGAGGTAGACAAACAAGAATTCCAAAAGAACAAGGTATTCAAATAAAACTATTAGAAGAAACAAATAAGAAAAAATTTTTTGACCCTAAAAAATTTGCAAAAGAAAATAAAATTTCAATGGATATTTTAAAAAAACAAGCAGCTTTACTACAAAAAAATATCTACAATAAAAGAATGAAGATGGCTGGTAAAGACATGAGGTTTCAATTAGATTGGATACCTGATAACCCAACTTTTTCAGACAATAGCTTAAATAAGTTATGGAAATCTAAATTAATTAAATATGATAAAAACAAAATTGATGAGTTATTTTATCAAGCATTTGGTAATCCTAAATCAAACACGTATCAACCTAAAAAATTTTTAGCTATTAAAAAAAACTTAAATGAATATAGACAACTAAGAGATGCTATTAATAAAAGATATCCAAAAATTAATTTTGAATTAGATCATCCATTATCTAAATCAACGTTAAATAAAATGTTTAATGCAACTACAGATCAATTAACTAGAGTAAATATTTTAGAAGCTGATCTTAATAATGGTTTTAAAGATTCGTTATCACTACAATATGAAAAAGCAATAGAAGGTAAAAATTTAACTAAAAAGAAAGCCGTGGAAAAAATAGCAAGAGACTTAAAACTTAACATTGGTAAGGTTAGTGATGATGCAACTAATTTTAAATATGGTGTAAAAGAGTTTCAAAAACTAAATATAAAAAATGAAATGAGTAAAGCTATTCAAACTCAGGCTGATTTAAGTTCTAATTTTAAAAGTTATGTTAAAAAAAATCCTAATATTTTTAAGACAGCTGGTATTAATCCAAACGTTAATATAACACCTATAGGCAAACGTCAATTAACAGGTATACAAAAAATAATTGGAGGAGCAGGTAAAATTTTAAAACCTGTTGGTAAAGTTGTGAAACCTATAGGTTATGCATTTGGACCTGCTGCTGTTTTGTCGGCAAGAGCAAAAGCAGATGACATGGGTATAGAATTATCTTTTGCGGATCAAGCTAAAGCTTTTGATGCTGGAGATGCAGATGTAGCAATTGATAGTTATAAAAGAAGAACTGATCCAGAATTTGCTGCACAGGAGCGAGCAAAAGATTTAGCAAAGATGACAGATGATTTTGAAGAAGTAGGATTAGATGACATAGGTATGCAAGAATACACAGAGGATTATAAGATATGATTGGTAAAAAATCAGGCCCACCACCTAAATCTGGACCAATGCCTCAAGGGTTGAATATTAACTATAATACTGTTAAGACAGTGAAACTGGAGAAAATAAATGGCAGAAATAGACAAGTCTTTACCAAACGTAAAGCAAACAATAAACGTTCCTAGTCCTGAAGAAGTACAGGTAGAATTACAAGAAGAACAAAAACCAGATCAACCAGTCGACATTCAACCAAATGAAGATGGTAGTGTTGATATAAATTTTGATCCAAAAGTTGGAAGCTTACCACAAACAGATGAACACTTTGCAAATCTTGCAGAGTTATTACCTGAAGAAGTATTAGCTCCAATAGGTCATGAATTATATGAAAACTACACAGACTACAAAGCATCAAGAAAAGATTGGGAAAATTCTTATACAAAAGGTTTAGATCTTTTAGGATTTAAATACGAAGAAAACACAGAACCATTCAAAGGTGCATCTGGTGCAGTTCACCCAGTATTAGCAGAAGCTGTAACACAGTTTCAATCTTTAGCTTACAAAGAATTATTACCATCAGGTGGTCCAGTTAGAACTCAAATTCTTGGTATGCCAACTCCAGATAAAGAAGCTCAATCAATGAGAGTTAAAGAATTTATGAATTACCAAATTATGGGTGAGATGAAAGAATATGAATCTGAGTTTGATCAGATGTTATTTTATTTACCACTTACAGGATCTACATTTAAAAAAGTTTACTACGATGAAATTATGCAGAGAACAGTATCTAAGTTTGTTCCTGCTGATGACTTAGTTGTTCCGTACACGGCTACCTCATTAGACGATGCGGAAACAATTATTCATGTTGTTAAGATGTCAGAGAACGAACTTCGAAAACAACAGGTTGGTGGTTTTTATAGAGATATAGAATTAACTCCAGGTCAACCAAATGAAACAGAGTCAGAAAAAAAAGAAAGAGAGTTAGGTGGCATCAGTAAAGGTAGAGATCAAAGAATGTTTACACTTTTAGAATGCCATGCAACTCTTGATATAGAAGGTTTTGAAGATACAGATACAGAAGGTGAGCCAACAGGAATTAAACTTCCATACATTGTAACAATTGAAGAAGGTTCACGTGAAGTATTATCTATTAGAAGAAATTATGAAATAGGTGATGCAACAAGAAGTAAGATACAATATTTTGTACATTTTAAATTTTTACCAGGTTTAGGTTTTTATGGTTTTGGTTTGATACACATGATTGGTGGATTATCAAGATCAGCAACAGCAGCATTGAGATCGCTCCTTGACGCCGGTACCCTGTCTAATTTACCAGCAGGATTCAAGATGCGTGGTATCAAGATGCGAGACGAAGCACAACCAATTCAACCTGGAGAGTTTAGAGATGTCGATGCACCAGGCGGAAATTTAAAAGATGCATTCATGCCATTACCATTTAAAGAACCATCACCAACACTATTACAATTGATGAGTGTTGTAGTTGGTGCAGGACAAAGATTTGCATCTATCGCTGACTTACAAGTTGGTGAAGGTAATCAGAATGCTGCAGTTGGAACAACTGTTGCTATGTTAGAAAGAGGATCTAGAACAATGTCAGCAATTCATAAAAGATTATATGCTTCTATGAAACGTGAGTTTAGTTTAATGGC